CAGTGCCACCATCAGCAATTCAAAGAGCCAGAGGTCTTGGCTATTTGCCACCAGAAGTTTCAAGCTGATTGATTAAATTTTGAGCTGCTTTGATTTCCACTTGTAATTGAAAAACAATTTGCTTTTTCATAGTTTGACTAATACTGTTGCGTTTTCGCATTACATCAAAGTATTGTGTTTTGATTCCAATCTCTTTTGCAAAGCCATTTCTGTTGATTGTTGGTCTTTGAAACCATTCAAAAAGTTTATCTAACATTAGTGTGCAAATTGTTTGGTTATACCTTGAATTCTTCCGTATAAAGATGCCGATTGAACATTTGGCTTGTAAAACTCTTGAAGCAGAATTTGAAATAATACTTCTACTTTTTCATGTTTCAAAAAATCACCACTCATATCAGGCTTTGGAACTGTGTAGTAATTTCCTTGATTTCTTGCGTGTTCTTCAAAAAAAGCCCAACAATTAGGATATTTAATTTTATTACTCATTTTCTTAAATATTAAAGGGGCTTATTTAGCCCCTGTGTTAATCATTGCAGTATTAAGGCTACTTATTGCAGATTCGATTTTACTATCTGCTTTGTTAAACATTCGTAACTCCTGTATAAACTCTTGACTTTTTATGTTTTTAACTATGTTAAGAGCTTGTTGCATCATTTCAAGTGCTTTTTGTAGTTGTTGTTGGTCTTGCTTTGTCATTGTCTTGTTCTTTGATGATTCAAATATACAAATCATTTTGAAATAATGATGCAAAAACTTTTTTTTATATATTTGTCATCAATAAAACAAACCAGATGACAAAAATTTGCTACTCATATCTTTTTGGTGACAAAGATGTGTGGCGTGATCCATTGCCAGACAACATCAACCATGACTGGACTTATGTTCTCTTTACTGATCAAGACATCAAGTCTGATGTGTATCAAGTAAAGAGAGTTGAGTCAGTGAGCAATCCACAACTTGCATCAAGACATTTCAAGTTGCTTGGTGCAGCTCAGTTTTATCCAGAGCCATTCAAAAAAGTGTTTCATCATGATGCAAACATCAGAGTCAATTGTGATCTTGATGAGTTGCCACATTTCATGATTGTCAATCATCCATTTCATCATTGTGCCTACAAAGAAATTGAGCTTTGCAAAAAGCTTGGCAAAGCAAACAGAGCTGATCTTGAGAGAACAAGATTGATGTTGAGAGAGTACAGATGGAACAAAGATGCTGGCTTGTATGCTGCTGGTCTGATGATGCGACCAAACACAAGAGCTGTTGACATATTCTCATTTGATTGGTTTCATCATGCAAAATGGTTCACTCACAGAGATCAGATTTTCTTGCCATACTTGCTTGACAAGCACAACATGACTCCAGAGATTGTTGAGTGGAGTGACTTGATTGGTTCAAGATTTTTAATACATGACCATGCATAGATGGCAAGTGATCAATCACTATTTAAAAACAAAATTTGAGAATAGTGATCCAAAATACCTTGAGATAGGCATTCACAATGGTGACAACTTTCTCAAAGTTGAGTGTGCTGACAAGACTGGAATTGATCCATCACCAATTTACAAGAGCAACAGAATCTTTCAGATGACCAGTGATGATTTCTTTGATAGCAATGAGCAAGTTTTTGATGTGATTTTCATTGATGGATTGCATGAAGCAGAGCAAGTTGAGAAAGATTTCTGGAATGCCTTTCAATGCTTGAGCTTGGATGGAATTATCATCTTGCATGACTGCTCACCAAGAGTGTATTTTGAGACAGTTGTGCCAAGACCAAAGCCAATTGGCAGATGGAATGGTGACACATACAAAGCATGGATAAAGATCAGAGAAATATTTCCACAAGCAACATTCACCATTGCAACTGATGAGGGTCTTGGTGTTTTCCTTAATTCATTGAATCAAATTAATGATCAAGGACAATGGTCTGGTCATCATGTCACTTGGGATGAGTACAAGAAAAAAAGAGCATTATTGCTCAATGAAATCAGTCTTGATGCATTTAAAAGCTTAATTTGATGAAACAATCAAAGACTCAAGTGAACTTTGTGTCACCATATTGTGCAGACAAGCAGCTTGCAACAGAATACAACAGAATTGTTGACAAGTATGATGATGATGAGTGGCTTTGCTTTGTTGATGCTGATGTCATGTTCTTGACATCAAACTTTGGTCAACACATTCAAGCCATCATTGATGCTCACTCAAGAGATTTCACTGCATTCACTTGCATGACCAACAGAGTTGGACAGCTCAAGCAATGTCATGCAAGAGAGATGTCAAACAACTTTGATGTCTTGCATCATGTGATGATTGCAGAGAAAAAACAGAGAGAGTCTGGTCTTGGAGTTGTTGAGATGAAACCATTTCACTTGCTCTCTGGCTTGCTTATTTGCGCCAAAGTATCAACATTCAAGAGAGTGCCATTCAAAGGTGCTGGAATGCTTGGTGTTGACAACAAGTGGCACAAAGACCTTTACACTCATGGTGGCAGACTTGGCTTGATGCTTGGTGTGTATGTCTTTCACAGATACAGAAATCAAAATCCATCAGATAAAAGTCATTTAAAATGAAAGAATTGACATTCCATCAAATAGTTGACAAGCTGCAAAAGCTTGAGCCATTTCACTTTGCCAGAGTTGGTGATGGTGAGATGATGTGCATGGCTGGCAAGCAAGGCAAGAATTGTGATGATCACAAATACTTTGTTGACCTTGGTCAAGCATTGAGAACAATATACAAAAAAGAGCAAGACTATTTTGTTGGCTTGCAGCCAGTCAAACATGGTCTTTTCACTGACTTTGACAAGTATCCTCAGCAGTGGTGCAATGCAGATGTGTTGCATGATGCATCAATCAAGGGATGGATGCCAGCACTCTTTCATGCTTTGAGCAATAGAAATGTGGTGATGATTGGCAATCATTCACTTTCAAAACTCAATTTTATCAATGTCATGGTTGAGATACCAAAAAAAAATGCATGGCAAAAGAGACAAGAGATCTGGTCACATCTCAAGAAAATCATTGCAGAGCATTTTGACAAAAAGCTTGTGCTGTTGTTTAGTGCTGGCATGATGTCTGGTGTGCTGATTGATGAGATTGCAAACAATGAGCAAATCAACAGGCTGGTGACTACAATTGACACTGGCAGCTTGTTTGATCCATATGTTGGCAAAACAACAAGATCATATCACAACCAGATAATTGAGAGAGAGAATGCATCATAAGCCTAAAATAAACATGATGAATATTGATTGCATGGAGTACATGAGAGAGTGTGCTGACAATCAATTTGATTTGGCAATTGTTGATCCACCTTATGGTGCAAATGATGCTATTGATTTAAAAAACGCAAAAAAACATTCTGCAAAAAGAAAAAAATATCATCAATTTGAAAACATCAAACCATCATCTGAATATTTCAATCAATTAAAAAGAATTTCAAAAAATCAAATTGTTTGGGGGGCAAATTTTTTTGGTTTAAGTGGTGGTTTTATTTGCTGGGACAAAAAAGGCACTGCTTTTGGTAGAGCTGAGTTGGCTTATTGTTCAAAAATAAAAAGTGTTCAAATTGTTGAAATTGTTTGGAATGGTATGCTGCAACATGATATGAAAAACAAAGAGCTGAGAATCCATCCAACTCAAAAGCCAGTGCAGTTGTACAAGTGGCTGCTTGACAACTATGCAAACAAAGGTGATTCAATCTTTGACTCTCATCTTGGCTCTGGCTCAATTGCAATTGCCTGTCATGATTTAGGATTTGACCTTACATCATGTGAGATTGATGCTGATTATCACAAAGCTGCTTTGAAAAGATTTGAATTGCACACCAGACAAACAAAGTTGTTCAATGCCTAATCTTGATCCAATAGTGGTGAGCATTGCAACTCACAAAGCAAGAGAAAAGCACTTGATTAAGACCATTGAATCAATTGAAAAGTCTGTTGTGCCAGTATCAATTCATGTCTTTGCCAATGATTACACACCAGAGATTGATGATGCTCAATGCTATCCAGTGACAGACAATGGTGCAAGATCAAAGTTTCTTGCTCACAACATGATTGATGAGTCACACTATCATTTCACTTGTGATGATGATCTGATCTATCATCCACAATATTTTGAGACACTTGCTCTCAAGCTCAAGCAAAAGAATCACAGATGTGTTGCTGGTGTACATGGCTCATATTATCTCAAGCATCCTGTTGATGATTACTTTTGGAATCAAAAAGTGGTTCACTTTTCTGCTGAGATCAAAAATGACCAGTTTGTGACCATGCTTGGCACTGGCACAATGGCTTTTCACTCATCACTCTTTGATGATGTTGATTTGTTTTCATACATTGGTGATGATTTCAACAACATGGTTGATGTCAAGGTTGCAGAGCTGTGCATCAACAGAGAGATTCCAAGACTCTGCATTCAAAGACCAAAAGACTTTGTCAAAGAGCAAGACAACTCACAAGAGTCAGCCATCTGGCACAAAGCAGCCAAAAGTGCTGAGAGACAGACTGCTGTGTTGAATGCCATTGACAAGAAAAAATTCATGTATAGACCAAAATGTTAAATTTGTAAATTATGAATATGAAAATCAATAAGCATGACAACAAGAAGTTTGTCAGAATAGCAAAAGGAAACAAAGTGCAAAATGATGTTGCACTCTCTGCTGCAAAAAGATTGGTTCACAAAGGATGGTCAATTGAGAGTGATCAATATGATCAAAATGGCTTTCCAAGACAAAAACACATTGAGCAAGACATACCAGTTGCCAATATTCAACCATTTGCTGAGTCAAAAGCTGAGTCTGCTGATGAGCAAGATGTTGAAGTGTTTGAAGCATCAGAGCCAGAGATTGATCAAGATGAGCTTGATGAGATCAAGACAACGATCATGAGAGCAAGATCAAAGTCAAAACTTGAAGCTCTCAAAGTGATGCATGGTCATATCTTTGAAGTGAATGAATTAATTAATGAGCGTTTAACCAAATACAAATAAAACAAATGAGTGATTTGAACAAAATTCTGGAGGAGCTTGGCGATGATGAAAAAGCACAAGCTATCAAAGCAGCAATTGATGAAAACTATGTTGGCAGAAATGTAGCACATGAGGACAAGCAGATTGTTGGCAAAATAGTTGGCAAGACTCTTGGCTCTTTTGAGACAAAACTCAAGAGATCAATCAAAGGCATTGATGAGAATCTGATCAAGCCAACAGAAGTTGATGAGCTTGGCTTTGAGAAAGCATTTGATGCAGCATTTGACAGACTGCAAAACAAGTTTGCTGAGTTGAATCAACAAGCAAAGTCATCTGGTGCAACAGACAAAGAGATCAAAGCACAGCTTGATGAAATCTCAAGCAAGTACAACAAAGCAGTGAGTGACTTGAATGCAATCTCATCTCAAAAGTCAAACATTGAGCAAGAGCTTGAGAAAAACAAATCTGAATTTCAGAATTACAAAGTTGGATTGCAGCTCAATAGCAAAAAGCAAGCAGCTCTCAAAGAAGTTGATTTCACTGACACTTTGCAAGGCAAAGCCAAAGAACTTGCCATCAAAGGTTTTCTTGATGACATTCAATCAAAATACAACATTGAGCTTGATGACTCAGATGCAAGTGGATTGAGAATCACAGACAAGAATGGACAGAGAGTCTCAAAAGACAACAGATTCTTGACTCTCTCTGAGATTTACAAAGATGAGGCAAAGCAAGCTGGTCTGCTCAAGATGTCTGCTGGTCAAGGCAATTCAAAAAAATCAATTATATTTGACAACAGTAAATCTGGAGATGCTGATCAAAATGCTCAAGGCTTAAAGATCAAATCCAGATAAACATTCAGCAACAAGTGAGTTGACTCTCAGAAAAAAGTCAAGTGTGCTGGCAAGCAGAAAATTGCAAAACAATTTTTTTCAAACAGTTTAAAACTTGATTTAAAATGAGTTATACTATCAATTCACTTGTTGAGTGCGAAAATGTACAAGCAGCACTTGATGAAAACTTTTTTGGTGCAGCATCTGGAATGTTCAACCAATCAAATCCTTTTCTTGACTATGTTGTTGGTGATGAGAATGCCAAAGTAGGTGTTCAAGAGCCATTGACAGCAAGAGGCAAGCTCAAAGGTGTGACAGTCAAATATTTCAACAGATACCTTGAAACTGACAATGATTTTGTTGGTAGCAATTCAAATGATTGCACTGGTGGTGGAGAGTTGACTGAGAATTTCTACACATATGATCTTGATGAGACAGAAGGTGACTCAATCAAGAAATCAATTCCAATCACTGACTTGGTGACTGGTTGCCAAGATGATGCAACTTATGTTGGACAGCAGATCCAAATGATGATCAATGTGCTTGAGAGAAAAATCAACACAGATGGCATCACTCAAGCTGCTGCTCTTGTTGGTAATTTCAGAAGCACTGGAAACTCAAATGCAATCACTGTTGATGCAAAAAACACAGATGGTGCATGGGTGACCAACTTGATTGAGGATGTTCAATATGAGTTCACTGACATGGAGTACAATGACAAGATTGTTGCCATTGGTGGATCAAAACTTTGGAGTCAATACTGGTCAGCAATTGGTGCTGGTTGTTGTATTGACAAAAAAGGAATTGATCAAGGTGCATTGGCAGCTGGCACTCGAATCATGCCGATCTATGACAGAAAGATTGATGATATTGTTGGAGCAGAGAGATTCTTTGCATTTGCACCAGCAGCCATTCAAATGTTGAAATACAACAGATATGGTCATGGCTCACCAGCAAGAGAGATCACACAAGCTGACACAGTTGTTGGCACAGTGACATCTCCATTCTCTGGCTTGACCTTTGACTATCGTGCAAAGCTTGAGTGCGAGACTTGGAATTTCTTTGTTGGTTTGACTTACAAATTCGTAGTTGCACCAGATGATCTATTTGATGTAAATGATGACATGAGTGGTGTGAACTTGTTCAACCAGTTCACTGCTCAAATAGCATCATAAAAGACTACTCCAGAGGGTTTTGTTTTATTTAATGGGATGCATGGTCATTGATTGTGCATCCCTAAAATATAAAAGTTTATGTCATTGATTTCTTGTTTGGACAATATTGTTGATATTGTTGGAAACTGCTCAAATACAAGACAGAGTGGTGTGATGTACTTGGATGATATTGGTGTCAGCTTGCAAGATGTGACTGATGGCAATGATATTGATGAGAATGCATCATCATTGGTCAACAACAAAATTGGCTTTTGTCAGCAGATCATCAAGAATCATGTTGAGACACATTTCAATGGCAAGCTTGAGAGAAATACAGTTCTCTCAAATGGTGTTGCTGGCTATTATCAAGAGAATAGAGTT